TTAGCTGCTGTTGCAGAATTAACTCCTAAATAAATTCCAGCACTAGCATTTGCTGGAAGTAAATCATTGTTGCTTCCATTTTCAGACCAACCAGAAAGACCAGCACTAGCAAAAGTATTATCTCCTCTTAAAAAGGTTGTGGCATCTTTAGTTCCTGTTGCTGAAAGTTTAGCAAGTGAAACTGTACCATCTGTAGGTGTTCCAGCAGATAAGGAATTACCAAAAACTATTATAAAATCTATAACATCGCCAGTAGATAAATTAGATGCAAAAGTAAGTGTAGAACCACTTACAGTAAATGAACTTCCAGGCGATTGTATTGTACCATTTAAGCTAACCAAAAACTGATTAACTGTAGAATAATCTGTAAAGTTTACAGATCCATTCTGCATAGTGTACGCAGCTTGTCCGTTGACAGCTGTAATACTATCTAATTTAACGAAGTTACCTATAACTCCTTGACGACCGATATATGACATTACTCTCCACCTCCATTATCAATAACTGTTCCACCATCTGCTATCCATTCTTGTATTTCTTGGTAATCTGAATTTTCTTCGTCTAGTGGTACAGATGAAACTTTGCCATTATCATAAGTTACTTGATAACTACAAAAAACATTATCTACATTATAATTTTTCGTTACTGTATTAATCATAATTATAACTCCGCATTAAATTCTAATCTTGTTGCTGTACTATTATTTGTATACAATCTTAAAGCATCTTTATTTGTCATACTTGATAAGCCACCTAGCTCAACATTTGCAAAATTTATACCAGGAAAATCAGCAACTAAACTTGTTGGTGCTCCTCCAAGTTGGCTTCCACTTTTAGTTACAAAACTGGCTAAAGTTTCAGTTGATACTGTTGGTGCTGACCTCATTGTTGTAGGATATGGAACACCTATCATCCCAGCGGTAGTAGAAAAACACATACCATAACCATAAGTCTGATAAGTAGCACTTCCTCCAAGACTAAAAAAATATCTTTGACATCTTTGTAAATTCACATCATGTGGCAAGAATTCAAAATCAGATGCTGATGTTCCAACTTCTAATTGTACGCCAGTTAAATATAATTCGTTTGATGTGCTATCTGCAAAATTAACTTGTCCAACTGCTGAATTTGCATGAGCATAAGTACCCCATGTAGTTTGTAATGTTCCTGATGTATAATCTGTACCAGCAAGTAATGAAAACTGTACTCTTAAACCCTCTCCATTATCATTATTAAAACCAGAAGAGGTATCTCCATCAAAAGTTATAGTTTTCTTTTCCCAAGTGGCAGAAGAAGAAATTGTATAAGATTGAGCATTAAGTCTACTATTATCCATATTTCTTAATGATACTATATAAGTTCCTGTTTTAGTTGATTTTACCCAAAAAGATAAAGTTATACTTTCAGCAGATGAAGTTCCAAATTTTAAATATTGTAAATTTTGTGCTTCAATAGGTTGTCTCCAAGTTAAATAATTTGATGCATCTAAAGAAGTATCAGCAGTCGTACATTCTATCTTCCAAGAATTTGCAAAACCTTGACCAGTTGGTACATCAGTTGATTGACTTTCTGTAAAAGCAGCATCATTTGATTTTAAAATTTCAAATCTATCTATTGTATTAAAACCAGTAGATAAAGAACTTTTAGAAGTTCCTCTTTGAGCAACGCTCATATCTCCATTGATGATGATGTTTCTAAAATTTACTGCATCTGAAAATCCAGCTGCTGGTATTTTTGTTATTGCCATTAGTTATCTCCAAATAATGCTTTTATTTCAGCATCAGTTAAGGCTTCGCCAGATTTTAATTTAGCTTTGCCAGTTGTTCTTGTTTCAATATTATCTGCAACTTTATCTTCATGTTCTTTTTTTAATTCTGCCATTTTTGTATTAACATCTGCTTCACTAGGCATTGATAAACCTTCTTTAGTTAAAATAACATATTTATATTGCATACGATTTTCATTTGGAATTTTACTTCCATCATCTTCATGTGTTTTCCAATTATAGTGATTACAACCAATTAAATTTTGCAATGCTTTTTCAAACCAAAAAATATCATCCATCATGTGTCTCCTAATCGAATAAATGTTGCTACTGTTTTGTTTACACTAGAACTGCCATTTATATCAAAACCACCATTTTCTGCTCTCACTACAAATCTAACTTTAACATTTGAAGTATCTGTTACATCTAAAAATGAATGTGCAAATGTTGAGGCATACGTTGTGGTACTATTAATTAATTTTAGAGAAGTATATGCTTCTGCTAAATCATTATAACTAGAATCATTAGTCGTATAACGAATATTACAACCAAAAAATGCTTGTTCAGTTGCATCATATAAAGAAACTTTAAAAGAAACTAAATAAATTCCTGTACTTGGAAAAGTGAATACACCATCTGCTACAGACATTGCAGATCCAATATTTGAATATTGAGTATCATTTTGCTCCCAATTTCCATGACCAGATGTTCCAACAATGTCATTATTATTAAGTCCAGATGGAGAATTATTTACTCTCCATTGGTCAGCTACTGTAATCCCACCACCTTTAATAAGTGAGTAATCAATTCTTTTTAATGTACCAGCATCACTTACTAGAAACTCATCAGTATCAGCTGGTTCAGATGCTAAAGCAGTTTGACCAGTAATTATAGATGCTGCTACTTGTGAACTTCCAACAGATCCACTTGGAGGATTTACTGTTTGAATAGCCTTTCCTAAATACACACAGTACATATCATCAGAAGATGATGTAGCACTTGTTAGAGTTAAAGATGTACCACTAGCTGTGTAAGCAGTTGTCGGCTCTTGACGGACAAAGTTAATAAACAGTGCTAATTCATTTTGATTAGCAACAGGGTGATCTAAAGTGTAAGAAGTAGTTGCACTTGTACTAAAGTCTTGCTTTTGAAAAGCACTATAACTTTCTGCTGGTTGATTTCCGATGTAAGACATTTATATAA